CACATATAAAAACGCAAGGCGTGTATGGGCATCTGATACAGCAGTCATGGATGCTATGGAAGAAGGGAGGACAGTCTTCAACAAAAGCCCTAAAGATGTTGACGTATTGCTAAAAGATATGAAGACAATGACTAGATCAGAACTTGAAGGTTTGCGTCTTGGAACTATGCAAAACCTTTTAGATCGTTTAGGTGGAGCGCAAGTGGCTGACACTGTTGTTGGCGCAACTGGAAATCCAGCATTGAAGATCATCAACAACCCAAAGAATTTAAGAATTATTAGAGAGACTTTCCCAAAAGATGAAGCTGGAGACAAGGCTTTTGGTCAATTCATGAAAAACTTGAAGACTGAAGTTGAGATGAAAAGTACTTCAAAACAAGTATTGCAAGGGTCGCAAACTGCTGAACGAACTCAAGCAATTCAAGATGTTCGTGCTGGCGGTAAAGCTATGCGAGAAATGCCTGTAATGAGTATTCAAGGCATTCTGACTAGGGCATTGCAAAGAGATTATGCAAACTTAGGTGATGAACAAACTAGGGCGGTTGCCACTGAAATGGTTAGAATTTTGACAACAACTAATCCTGCAAAACTGCAAAAGATTGGCAAGGAGTTGTCTGGTCGCAGTCTTTACGATGTAATCAGTAAAGATGTTCCAGAACTTCTACCAGCTTTAGGCAGGACTATTTTGAGCCCCTCATCTGTTGGCGTTATGTCTGGTACAGCAGCACCCAATATCCAAAATGCAGCAGGCTTGTTCTCAACCCAATAGGAGACTGAAATTGACCCAATCTCTATCTGCCTCCTTGCGGGATCGCTGGTTAAGAGCATCCAATCTTCTGTCGAGTTGTATCAACAAACTCGTGAGCAGTTTGTCTCAATTAAAAAAACCGCTGATGATGTTGTTGCCATTGGCAGGGACGTTAAATCGTTTTGGGGTACGTTGGTCAAGCTATTTGGTGGTAGTCCCAAGCCTCAAGCTGCAAAGTCTGTGGCTCAAGCTAAAAAGTCTGAGTATGTCAATGTTGATGAAACTGAAGTCAAAGCAAAAATCGTAAAGGATTTAAGTGCATTCTTCAAATTGCAAGCACAGCTACAGCAGCATATAGAACAGGAAGAACTTAAAGCCAGAACAGTTGTATTTGCTGATGATGTAAACCTGATGGAAGAATCGCTTAACAGGGTTCTTGCAGCACAAGAAATGGAACGGATGGTCGTTCAAATTCGTGAGGTGATGGTATACGGCTCTAAAGATATGGGCGCTTTGTACTCAGAAGTTTTTGCCATGAGAGATGTGATTGCGGCAGAGCAAACAAAAGCAAGGAAGAATCGGGATGCAGAAATATGGCAACGAAAGCAAAAGGAGCGTCTTCTAGCCGAAAAACAAGCGTATCTAATGGTGACTATCCTCTGCCTCCTATATTTGTGGCTTCTGATAGCGTTCATAAGCAAGATTGGGAAAATGTAGTGGGATGGATTGCCTGTTGTGTTCTAGTAATATTGCTGTTGCCTATCATGGGCATAATTCTGCTGGACACGTTAGAGGCAAAGCATCAGGTTAACCAACAGGTAGAGAAGGTCGAGAAACTCAGAAGACAAGTTGAACAAAAGGAAAGAGAAAAGGAAAAATAAACATGAATAAACTAACGCAAAAGAGATTAGAAGACCTTTTTTTTGTTGATATAGAAAAAGGAACTTTTACTTGGAAAGCTAACACAGGTGGCAAAGGAAAGAGAGATAAACAAGCTGGTTGTTTAATGCACAATGGTTATGTAAAGATTGGGATTGATGGAAAAGAATATCTTGCACATAGACTTATGTGGCTTTATGTTAATGGTGAATTCCCAACAATTAATTTAGATCATATTGATAGATGCCGAACAAATAACTGCATATCAAATCTTAGACTTGCTACTGCAAAACAAAACGCTGAAAATATGTTTAGAACAAGCACAAATACATCAGGTTATCGTGGTGTGCATTTCAACAAGCGTTTAAAAAGTAAACCTTGGTCAGCAAACATTACTCATAATAGAAAGGCTATTCACATTGGATATTTTCAAACTGCTGAAGAAGCATCTATTGCAAGAAAATCAACAGAAAACATATACTTTACGCACCATACATCATGATTAAAAATATTGTTCAAATCATAATATTTACCACTGTCCTGACTGCTTGTTCAGATAGGTACAGATATACCTGCCAAGACCCATTGAATTGGTCTAGTGCTGAATGTAAACCCCCAATCTGTACCGCCGCTGGTACTTGCCCTGAGATGTTAGTTAAACCCGAACAGGAGAAGAAATGATGCCTACTATTGGATATAAACCTAACAACCGCCTAACTGCTGATGAGATTGAAGTCAGAGTATGGGCTTTCGTTATCGTGGTCTTGGTGAGCATTCTGTTGGCTTCTATGGGTATGTTTCTGTACTCAGTTTCGTTTGTTCAACAGCCAATGAACGGCAGTATGGCGGCGATTGACAAGGTGTATACACAACAGATTTCGACCATAATGGTTTTCATCACTGGTGTTTTGGGTGGTGTAGCTGGTCGTTCAGGAGTCAAGGCAATAGCCAATGCGAGTGCCAAGGCTGAAGCTACTGATAACGACCCCCCTGCACCATGAGCCTGTTTAATCCTTGGGTGCTGTTGGGTATCTTGATGGCGGTATTGTCTGCTGCTGGCGGTGGATACTTTAAGGGTCAGCATGACGAGAATACCCGCCAGCAAGTAGAGATTGCAGCGCTGAACGCCAAAGCAAGAGAGACTGAGCAAAACATGGCAAAGGTAGCAAATACCTATGCTGAAACTTTAAGGAAGTCACAAAATGCTGCTAGAACTAAAGAAACTAAGTTACGGGCTGATGTTGCCTCTGGTGCTTTGCGCCTGTCAATCCCCACCCAAAGCCCCGTATGTTCCCCCTCAGTTACCGCCGTTACCGCTGGAGATAACAGCGGAGAGACACGAACCGAACTTAGTGGACAGGTTAGTGAAACTCTTATCGCCATCGCCTCAGAAGGAGATGCCGCCATCCGAAAACTCAACCAATGTATCCAAACCTACGAAACCTTGAAAGGAATGAAATGAACCTCTCCGCAAACTTTACCCTCAAAGAACTAACCAAGTCCGATACAGCCACTAGATTGGGTTTGGACAATACCCCTGATGATGAGGCTCTGGAGAACTTGAAGACTTTATGCGAAATGGTGCTTCAACCTGTGCGTGAGCATTTTGGTAAGTCTGTGACTGTTAACTCAGGTTATCGTAGCCCTGAGTCCAATGCCGCTGTTGGTGGGTCTAAGACCTCAGACCATTGCAAGGGTCAAGCTGCTGATATAGAGATTGTTGGCATCCCAAATCATGAATTGGCTCAATGGATTATGGATAACTTGGACTACACCCAGTTAATCTTAGAGTTCTACACACAAGGTATCCCTGATTCGGGTTGGGTTCATGTCAGCTATGACCCAAATAACCTCAAGAAGCAGGAATTGACTGCCGTTAAGGTTGCGGGTAAGACTCAGTATCTCCAAGGACTACAGGCTTAATTAGCCGCCTACAGAAGTGTTTAGGGGTGAGGTGTTCGTACAAGATCACCTCACCACACTTCTCGCATAACCATGCTACGCCAATGTCTACAGTGGTCTGCTTATTCCCATGCTGACCATTCTGTTTGCCGTAGAAGGTTCTTATCTTACGAATCATTTACTAAGTTTAGCCCTTGAATAGATGGTAATTTGCTGCTTCTCTTGAAGTCCAATTTTAGCTTGTGCAGCCTGACCCCATGCCCTACCCTGCGCTATCTGGCGCATCTCCTTATCTCTTGTCCAGATTGAGGGAGTGCCATCTTTCCAATCGAATACAGTCTTTGGCTTATTCATTCGTTAATCCTGTGGTGGTGTGCAAGTGTGAATGGTGGTCAAGTCTTTTGTGCGTTTACCGCATCGTGGACAGAAGTTGCGTTCTTCTGGCTGTTCCAAGACTTCTTTTTCTCCACACCAATTGCATTCTTTCTCAAATGCAACCATTGATTGCTCTGCTGGACAAAAGTGCTGTTTCATTTCTTTGCCTCCTTAATTTCTTTCTGTATCCCTGCACTCATTTGCAGAAATAGTCTCAAAAACTTAACCCCGCCCAATCTGACGTATTCGGCATATTCGGATTGCGTAAGGCGCAAATTAACAGCCCTACCCTGCTCTGTCTTTTCTTTCATGTCTTCATGTTCCTGATGTAAATTGCCAAGCCATCAATCGTATCTTTACCAAAGCCAGTTAGCTTCTCAACCTCTAAAGCTACTTCTTCAATGACTTGATTGCGGTATGAGGGTTTAGATATGGCAGCTTGTACGGCACGTTTGC